ACGGGATGGGTCCAATCGTGCTCTGGAGAAAATCCTTGTAAAGCGGCTTTCTTTTTTACAGATGCAACCGCTTCGTTAATTGTGTTTTTGTTAACCCCAAAATGTTTGGCTGCGGCTCTTGCGCTTCCGTGTTTTTCTATAGCTTCTAAGTATTCCAGTTGGCGGACGGTGCAGAATTGGTAGTAGTCAGAATAGTTCATGGCCTTAGTTTGTAAGTACGAACCGGGATTCTCGACCCGGCATCATGTTTGCACACAAGTTTCACTGCTGCCTCGGGCTTTTTAAAACCCATCGCTTCGTAAGCACAGATAGCCGCTTTAGCCCCCGTGCCTATCGCCTCGATCCCGCTCTTAATTGGCTGACCTATGCATGAGGAGCCAAAGTAAAAAAGCCCTGCGCTGTTCATAACGAGGGCATGAGAATTGGAAAATCTAGGATGCTTATCCTTCAGTCCTTTTTTGTACCAGACTAAAAATCCTATAGCTTCATCTATGTTTCCCGAAAACCCCAGTAGAGTTCCCTTAAACCTAAATACTTTTTTGCCACTCCATACGCGATCGCCGTCGCTGATACTTGAGTCAGCAACCATCAAACCCAAGTTAAAGTCAGCCAGTATGGTGGTCATGCCAGTAGAGTGCTTTTGCTTTCTACTTCTGCAACCCTAGCGGACCAACCTTTTCCAAATGTTTTAAACGTAGGCAGAGACTCAAGGAAGTCTTGACGTGCGCTACAAAACTTGTCTACCAAATCTTTAGAGGAAAACTTCTTGCAAGCCTCCAATGTCTTGGGTCCTATACTTCCGTCTTGAGTTAAACCAAGAACACCTTGTAGCATCTTGGCTGCTCGGCCTACACCAGAATTTACTGCACAGTCAAACACACATAAATCCAAGCCAGAAGGCAAACTATCGCCATTGATTGCATCCCAATATTTGCGCCTATAGAGCGGAGCCACCTGAGCCGGAGTCAGTGCCCTCATTTCCTTTTCGGAAGATTCACGTCCAACGTAAGACTCCCACACCGCACGAGTCACACCTAAGTTCGTCATGCCTCCGGGGTCTTTGGGATTGTTCACATAGCCGCCCTCATGCTTTAAAAGTTCGGACAAAGCTAGATCAAAATTATTTTTCATCTTTGCTAGATGCTCCAAAGAAATATGCAAGGACTAACATTAGAGCGCCGTCTAATGTACCAAGTAGACGAATGACCAATTCACGCATCTCTTGCGGAACGGTATTGTGCAGGATAAACCACTGGACCAGACCCCACACTCCGACGACAATAAGCGCCAAAACGGGTGTAACAATTTTGCTAATTAAAGGGGCGTCTGCACTGATTGCAATACTAGATTCCCTGCTACGGGCGGAAGCGCGGTCTTGGATTGTGAGCTTGGCGTACTCTAATTCAAGTTCTTTGATCTTGACTAAAGCCTCTGGATCGCTTTGTATAGCGGCGGGGATCTGCTCTGGCGAGACGCCAAGTTTATTGGCAATAGCAGAGATTGCAAGACCGCCGAGTGGGCCGGCAACAGCACTTGCAAGAGCGGGCGCAGCGCCCTTTATCAGGTTAAACAACTCGTTCATCTCGCCTCCGATCCCGCTATTATACGGGACATTGTGTCAATTTTATATAATTCCCGCGTTAAGGTCTAAGACTTCTTGTTATACAGTTCAAACAAGACTTTTACTTTTTCCTCAAGGACTGCCACGCGATTGTCGAGCTTAGCAAGCACAATCACAAGACTGATAAACGCCAGTAAAAGGGGCCAAATCTTGGCTAAGATGTCTAAAGTGTCCATCATTTTTCCCGCTTTGGCCCATCGGTAATTACTTATCTGATAGGGGTTGAGTAGTTAAAGTGCGTAGATACGCCATCACCATCGACACGATCAGAAGCAGAAATCCCGTATTAGATGCGCCGATCAAAGCGGTCAGCGCACCTTGGGATTGCTCCAACACCCCGCACACAGCAAGGATGATGGAGAACCATATAGTTTTAGACTTAAGCATGATTACTCAGGCTGAACAGGCCACTCAATGTCAAATGGGAAGCCGGCTTGCTTAGGAACATCACGCAGTGCTTGACGATATGCCGCCCAGCCAGCTTTTTGTGTATTGCTCATGGGGGTGTCGTCTAGCTGTGTCCAATCGCAATCACGCAGCTTCTCTGTACGTGAGTTGCGTACACTCTTAGCTTGCTCTTCGTCTTTAGCGGCTTTAGCTTCATCGTCCATATCAGCTACGGAATACTTGGTAAACCATTTGCCGTCGATTTGTTGAACGCCATCAGCAAAACCTACTTGATAGCGGGTAGGCTGAGCTTGTGGGCCTTCTAGAACCACATCGTAGCCAAACTCGTTATAAGTCTGCTCTGTAATGTGAATAGGAAAACCTGTGTTGGGGAAGGCGGCACGGAACTCGCCATCCGTTACTACGGCTCCAGTTTGTTTATTACGTAAATTCATATTTACTCCTGTTTAAAATTTAAGCTATAGCTAAGAATATGTAGGAACCGCCCGATGCGTTGATAGCGGCCAAGATGGCTGAGTTCAGCGCAAAACCTGTTGATACTGTGGTAACAGAACCAAGCGTAGCTGTTTCAGCGGCAGAGCTGTTCAAACGCAAGTATGGGTCTGTCAATGTAGTCATGCCACGAGCTGTGTCGTAAACGTACCAATCACCTGTTGAATCTGTGCGCTTGATGAGCACGAACCTTGCGCCGCCAGCAAACCCACAATCAATGGTTTGGGTTGTGCCGTTACCTGTGTATGAACTTACTTTGGAAACACCTGCACAAGTGGCAAATAGGTAGGCAACATAGGTCTTTGACGTATCATTTACACCCCAACCCGTATCATTGACGCTAAAGACACTTGCGGTTGGCGAAGTGTTATACCAAACTGGATTTCCAGAGTCGGCGGAGTTAGTTAGATTTAAATACATCTGGCTTGATGCGCCGTTAAAAGAATTATATACAGCCCAGCCGCCACCTGTATTTCTTGGCTTAACAATCATCAACTCAGGCACCGCCGCCAAGTTGTGCGTTATTTGTCTACCAGCAACTCCATTGCCCGTATAACAAACCTCATCAAAGAAGCTGGGGGCGCGTCTAAAATTCCAATAAACTTCCTTTTGCAAGTTGGCATTTAATACTGTTAAAGTACTAGGCCCAACGGTTATACCATTATTATCAAATGATAATTGGTCATTTGGAGGGTCGTAATTATTTTGCTCTGCTCCTGTATAGTCAGAATCTAATTCTTGACTTACCCCTCTTAATTTGTCAAAAAATCCTGCCCCGTAAGCAGAGGCTCTCCATTTTTGTATAAACAAATCAGTAGGAAATCCAACATTGATTACTGCTTTTGAGGTAGTGCCAGTTCTAGCAATGGCGTTATAAACAGTAGTCCCATCAGTAGGCACTTTCATCGGGCCACGGCGTATGGCGACATAAATATAAGTTGAAGCTGATGCAGTATGAGCGGTAAAACCTGTTGAAGTAATGTTTAAAACACTATCTGCTACTTCTGCATTGGAAAGATTGGGTCGCAAATCTGTATTGCTGCCTGTAGCCGGCATACCACGCATATTGTCAATAACCAACCAATCAGCAGTAGCACCAGTAGATTTTTTCCACAAAATCCATTGTGGTTCATAGCTCAAATTTACTGAAACATCGCCGCCAGTTCCAGTAACTGACCCACACGAAATCACATTATCCGTACCCGTCAGGCCAAAGCCTCCTGCGTTACTTGCAAATAAATACGCCACATAGGTTTCACCTAATGCGTTGACATTGCTATTGCCATTGTTATTCTGCGTTGTAAGTGTTGTACTTGTTGCAAGGTATTGAGGAAGCCACCCGCCATCTCTATTAGCGCCAGCACTTGCCGCTGTAGAATTTAAAAGCAAATAAAAATCATTTGCATCGTTATATTGCCAGTTACTTGATGACGAAGTGCATTTACAAATAATGACAGATGGTTTAACTCCCAAGGAATGAGAGATGACTTGTCCGTTTACTCCAGTGCCAGTCCAAGTCACAACATCAAAGAACTTTGGCTGCTTGGCAAATGTCCATGAGGCGTAAGTTAAAGAGCTGCCGTTTACACGAGCGCTGGCATCCATCGAAAATCCATTTGAATTAAACGATGTAAGCCTGTTTACCTCAGACGTAGCCGCATTAGTATTATTGGATGCTAATTGTGATCCAACACCCCTTACCGTATCAGTAAGTTGATGCTCATAAACATTGTTACGGTTTTTAATCCAGACCAACCCGCCCTTTGTGGACAAATCAATATTGTTAACTATAGTTTGCGTTGAACCGTTGCCATCATATAGCCACGTGCCAAAACAGTCCTCAATATAATTCGCCGCAGTGCTAGTTACCTGCGTTGCATTTGAGCTAAACATTAATTACTCCTTATAGGTAGTTCTGTCCAGCCGTGCTTCCCCACCAATATGTACCGTCACCAGTAAAGACGTATTTGTCGCCCTTGCTCGCTGTTGCGGTAATAGTTGGAGCAGTTCCGCCGGGCCATTTCACTGATGCGGGCCAAGTCACGGTACGCGATCCTGTAGCGTCTTGCTTCAAGAACAGTGTGAATGACTTACCTGCCGTAGCGGTAGGGAATGTAAATGTGCAGTTACCTGTCAGTGTCAGAATCTGCAATGTGCCGTTAGTGTTATCAATCGTGTAAGCGGTTGATGTGTTAGCGGTTACTGTAGTTTCTGTGTAATTGGTAACGGTTGGGTTGGTCAGAGTTGGGGTGTTGTTCAATGCAACAACAGTTCCGCTTCCGCTGGTTGTATAGGATGTGCCCCATGCAGAGCCAGTAGAGTTAGCAATACCTGCGCCGGGATAGGTCATTCCAGCGGGTGATGACCATGTAGGAGCAGATGCGCCGTTGCTTGTCAGAACTTGACCTGCCGTACCGTTAGCCAAGAATGTTGTAGCGCCCGCACCGGTTTGGTAGGGGATTTGACTTGCTGCGCCGCCAGCCAGATTGGTAGCAGAAGCAGCAGTTCCACCGATAGACAAACCAGAAGCAGTTCCGGTCAAACCAGTACCGGGGCCAGCAAAACCAGCCGAAGTCAGAGTAGTGCCGTTAAATGTCAGGTTAGCAGAGCCAGCCAATGCGCCAGAGCTGTTGAATTGCACTTGGGTAGTAGAACCACCGATAGAACCTGTGGCTTTAGAAGCCATAGTCTGAACTACACCGGAGCTGTCCTTGTAGAACAATTTACCGTCGTTGGTGTTAATTGCTAGCTCACCCTGTACAAGGTTAGCCGCCAAAGGAACAGCAGAAGCCGTAGCGCTGCTGTAGTTGGAGATAGGGGTATATCCGCTTTGTGACATGTTTTGCTCCTTAGAATGTTCCGCCGGAGATGGAGGAAACTCCGTATCCCGATAGTGTAGTGGGTTTATTGGTTAAATCTGCAAATGAACCAGAAAAAAGTGTTGGCTTACCAGTCAAATCTGCATATGCGCCAGAGAACAAAGTAGGCTTGCTGGTCAGGTCTGTATAAGAGCCAGAGAACAGTGTGGGCTTATTTGTCAGGTCAGCGTAAGAACCGCTAGTAGCCACGGTAGCGAGGCTAGATGTATTAGCCTTACCAGAGATGGCTGTGGTTACATAAGACTCAGTAGCCAAGTTCACTTCTTGAGTGGTTGGGCCAGCTTGCCACTTACCCGCTGTTTCGTTCCAGATCAGGCGCTGACGGGCCAAATCGCCACGGTCTACGTCAATACCAGCCACGTTCAAGGAAACGCCAGAACCGGCCTCACCTTTGTTCACGGTGATGATGTTGTCTTTAACAACCAAGTTTGCAGTATTAACTGTTGTGGTGGTGCCAGAAACTGTCAGGTTACCTGCAACAGTCAAAGCGCCGGAGACGGTCTGATCTCCCGCAATAGCCACTGTAGGAGCTGTCAAAGTTACTTGCGTAGCAGAGCTGATACGTGTCAAGCCACCAGTACCTGTAGACTGAACCACTACGTCAGCATTAGAACCAGTAGTTCCAATGGTCGTAGAAGCAGCAGAGTCAAGCACCAAAGTACCAGAACCTGTGGTAGCGATACGCATACCTTGGTTAGTATCTGCGGTGAAGTTAATGGTGTTAGCGGAGGCTCCGATAACAGGCACGCCGTCCACGTACAAAGTGTTTGCGTCAATGCGCAATTCTTTGGTGTAGATGGACTTGAACTTCTTAGTAGGCGAGCCGATGTCATAAACACCAGTCTGCGAAGGAATGATGTCGCCAGACAAAGAAGCGATGTTTGCAGGAGCAAAACCCAGAGCAGTCTGGATAGAGCTAGAGGTTACCGATGCGTCAGAACCTGCGGGGCCTGTTGCACCAGTTGCACCTTGGGGGCCTTGAGCGCCGGTCGCACCGGTGTCGCCCTTAGCACCCTGAATACCTTGTATGCCTTGGGGGCCGGTCAATCCTGTATCACCTTTAGCGCCCTGAGCACCTGTAGCTCCAGTTAAACCCTGTGGGCCTTGGGGGCCAGTAGCACCCGTAGCACCGGCTGCTCCAGTATCGCCTGTATCACCCTTGACACCTTGAATACCCTGTGGGCCTGTAGCTCCGGTGTCGCCTTTAAGACCTTGGATACCTTGAGCGCCAGTTGCGCCTGTATCGCCCTTAAGACCTTGAGGGCCTTGGATACCTTGTGAGCCAGTATCACCCTTAGCACCAGTTGCGCCGGTAGCACCTGTATCACCCTTAACTCCTTGGATACCTTGTGGGCCTTGTGCACCTGTTGCGCCAGTAGCGCCGTTAGGGCCAGCAGGGCCTTGAGCACCAGTAGCTCCAGTTGCTCCGGTAGCTCCTGTATCGCCCTTCAACTGAGCAATCACGCCAGCGGGGAGGGTGGTGATGTTAGATAGGTCTTTGTTAGCTTTATTGGAA